ATATTAAAGATGATTATGCTGTTTAAATTACACAGTTAATTAATCTAACAAGATTTTCTGAATCGTCATCTTCAATACATTTTCCAATAACGTAAACACAATTTGTAACACCTGGGTGTGCTTTACCTACACCTGGAGTATCACTTGAAACAATTAAGTCACCTTTACTAACAGGACCAATAACATTAACAGGTACTTTACCTTTTAATGCAACTGCAACTGTGCAACCTTCTTGTTTATCATTCATTAAGTATGCAGGATTAGTAGAAACTACTCCAGCAATTTTATGATCTAATGATGTTGTTGATTGTGTTACTTCTTCAACTCCACCAAATATAACAACTGTGCCAGGATCATATTCTGTATCTGAAACATAAAGCTCTGCCAAATCAGCGTATTCGGCCGATGTTGCTCTAGCAAATACTTTGTTGTATCCTAATGTATTACTTCCAACATCATATGCATTGTTTGAACCTGGTAATACGTGAGTTGTGTGTATTGTAGCTACTTGTAAATCTGCTAATGTAATTGAAGGTACAACTGTTGTTGAAGCTGAAATTCCTGTTGACGTTAAAAACTTAAATCTATCTGTAGCTTCTTGCCAAATCATACCAGCATGAACTTCACTACTACCTCTTTCAATTAATATACCCGAGTCATATGAGTTAGTTGAATTGTTGCCAGCATTTCTATTTAGATAAATCATTGGATCTTCAACTTCTAACTGAGTCACATCAATTGTAGTTGTGTCACCTTCAACAGTTAAGTTACCACTTACTGTAACGTTGCCTGAATATGTTCCATCTTTAAATGCACCTGTTGTAGATGCTGTAACACCGCCTGTTATGTTAATTGATCCTGCACCTGTAATATCTTTTGAGTTTAAATCTAAATTCCCACCAAGTTGTGGAGTAGTATCTTGTACAACATTTAATAAACCTGTATCAGTATCTGTACCTACTACCCAATTTGAACCATCGTATTTTATAATTGATCCTGATGACGCACCTGATGTATTAACATCTGTAAGTTCACCTAATTGGTCTTTTGATTGTATTTGTGCATCAACATAAGATTTAATACTTTGCTGTGTTGCTAAATGTTGATTGCTGTCTGAAGCAAAATTGTCTTCATCTTTAATAGCTGTACCAGAAACTGTACCATTTATAACAGGACTAGTAATAGTCGGTGATGTTAATATTTTATTTGTTAAAGTGTTTGAACCTGACAATGTAACTAAATCTGAAGTTATAATTGCCTCAGAAGCTGTTATATAATTCTCACTTGCTGTTCCTTCAGAGTGTGCGGGGTTTGGTGTTAATGTACCATTGGCAGTTGAAGCATCATAGTATACTGCATACGTGTGAGCACTTACGTCGCCTGTTGCATCAAATACACTAAAGTTAGTTTGATACGTTGTAGCTGTGTTTGTAGCTTCATACACAACATCTTCTGCTAATAGTTTTTCACTACCTGCACCTTTGTCTCTCCAAAGTCTGATATAAAATGCAGTGTTACCTGTTGATGATTGTACACTGTATTTTATATTAGACTGTATTAAAAGTTTTGCACCTGAGTCTTGCGGTGTAATAGTTACTGTTAGACCTGATGCCGCTTCGTTTTGAAGTGTAGCACCTGTTATAGCACTAGTGCCAGTATCTTTATCTGTTACAATGTTAGCAAAAGAATTGCCAATTGTACTAGGTACAAAAGCTGTACCATTCCATTGCAATACATGGTTTGTTGCAATACCTGATGTGTTAACATCTGACAATGCATTTATACCTGCCGCGGCAATACGTGCATCTGCTCTTGCATTTGTATAATATAAATTTGAACCTTCTGTTAAGGCTCCTGTATTCTTACTTGCTAGTCTTGTATCAAAATCTGCATTTGTTCTTGCTGACGTATAATACTTGTTGCTAGAACCTTCTGTTAAATTGTCTGTTGTTTTAGTACCTAATCTAGTATCCCATCTAGTGTCAGTGTAATATAAATTTGTGCCTTCTGCTAAAGCAGAGGTTGTGTGATTAGCTATTGACGATGCTGTGCCTGTAAGTGTACCAGTAATACCACCTGATGCTTGAAGTGTAGTAAATTTACCTATTGCTGGTGCTGTTACACCAACTGTAGTACCATCAATGGCTCCGCCACCTATATCAACATTGTTAGATACAAAGTTAGTTACAGTAAGATTAGTTAAACTTGATATTGAAAAATTTGAGATTGAAGCACTTGAAAAATCAACTTCACTTGCACCAGAAAATTGCCATTTGCCCGAGCCACTATCATTATACAGCATACTTGCTTGTATCGATCCTGCTTTGTCAATTTCAATCCCTGATGTTGTTAACGACCCTTGATTCTTGTTAAGCGTGATAGTGCTGTCACCAGTCGTTAAGTCAGTAGTAGTAACTTTGAGTGCCTCATTGTTAAACTCTACATCGCTTGAGAATGTTAATGTTCCTGTGGTTCTTCTAGTGGTTCTGCCCATAACTTGTTCCTTCGTAATTATTTACCATCTTAGGAGAGCATAAAAGAAAAACGCCCGACATAAAGCCGGGCGTTTTGAATAAAGTAAAACTGTAATATATCTCTTAGATAAAAGATAAGTTACCTGAATTTACGTTAATTTTTGATAGGTAGTCACCTGCATTACCTAATGAAGATGCTGTGTTTGATAATTCTACATAACCGTATCTTGTCATGAATGACACTGTAGGTTCAAATGTAGCTGGATCAATTACAACGCCTGAGCTCATTAGTGGAATGTAAGGACAATAGAATGCTGGAGAATCTACTTCACCTGCACCTTTGTAACCTACAAGAATTGAAGTTCCGTCTGAAGCGTATGAGTTTACGTATATTCTCATTGCACCGTTAAGTGTACCAACCATTTTAGTGTTAGTTGGTGCTTCAAATGTACCTTCTGTAGTTCTTGCAAAAGCTGAAGTTGTTGCTGACTGAAGAACTGTTAAAGCGGCTGGAGACATAACTGCATAGTTACCTGCGCCTCTTCTTGTTCTCTGTGCAATTCTGTTAGCTTCTCTGTTGATTAAAACTGCCAAAGCGGCGTGTTTGTCACCAACGAAAGTTGCTGTACCAGATACTGAAGCTTGGTCGTAGTCAGTACCGGCGGCTGTAGCTAGAGATAATAGTGAGTTGATCACTTCTTGATCAATCTCAGCTGTAATTTCTTGTGCTAGTGCGGCCATGATTTCTGCTTCTACGTCTAAACCGTGCATTGCATTGGCATCTTGAGCTGACTCGAAAGTCCATCTTGCTGATAGTTTTCTAGTTTTAGCTTCAACTGTTTGTTTTAAAATTTGAATAGATAGCTTGTTTCCTGCTTTACCTTCCATAGTAGAAGTTCCTGCGGCTTTATCAGTCGTAGTACCTTCTTCTCCAGAATAACCTCTGGCAATTTTAGCTGGTGATAATGCTTCTTCGCCTGCTGTAACGCCTTGGTCTGTTTCTGCGTATCTAACTCTTAATGTGTGGATCTGACCCACTGGTCCTGTCATAGGTTGTACACCAACGATTTCGTTAGCGATAACTGTAGGCATAACCCTTCTGATTACTGGTAAAATAACTTTGTTAAGAGCGGCAACGTTACCGGCTCCTGTTGCACCTGCTGAGGCACTCTCTGCCAAATACTTCTGTGTGTTCTCTAAGATTACACCCATTGTATCTTTTTTTTGGCCTGAAAGACCTTCTAGCAATGCTGACTTAGTATCATTCCAATTTTCAGTTAATGTTTTTTCTGACATAGTATTAACTCCTTAGTCCTGCTAGTCTTTTAATATTCACGATATCGTTTGATTCGCTTCTATTATTAGATTGATTGATTATTCTATCACCAGTGTGTTCTGTAATGATGTTTGAAGTTTCTGCAACTTCAAATGTTTCATTTAACACGGCTGGCAAATATTTGTCAAACTGCTTTTTTAAATTAGCTGTTTGAACTGATTCAAGTAACTCCACCATGACTTGACGCTTGTCTTTTGATAACGGAGCGACAAGTTCTGCTAAAGTTTTTTCTCTAACCATTTTGTCCTCAGCGATTTTTAGTTTAGTTTCTGTTTCTTGAATTTCAGTATCTTTTTGTTCTACTGTTCCTTCTAGTTTTGAAATTGCAGATTGCTTATCAGTAATATCTGATTGCAACTTTTTAATTTCACCACTTTCTGAAAGATATGAACTCATATACTCACCTGCGAAAGCTTCAAACACTTTTCTACCAAAGTTGTTTTCTTTAGCAACTTTAATATCTTCTTTAAGTGTTGTCATTTCGTTTCGTAGAGTTGAGTTTACTGTCTTCTCTACAAGAGAAGCGGCTCTTTTGATGAAAGCTGATTTAGTTTCTTCGATAATTTTCTTACCTTCAGCAACTAATTTTACTTTTCTTTCAACTAGATCCTTCTTATCTTGATCGAATTCAGTTAGCTCTTTAGAGAGTTGTCTGACTACAAAGTTTTCTAACTTTGTAAATTGACCTTTAAGGCTATCTCTATCTTCTCTTAGTTCACCGACTTCTTTTACAAGAGCGTCAGTAATAAATTTGGACAGCATACCTGAATGCTCACCAACTGCTTTTTTGTAAGCAACTCTTTCTTTAACAACATTTGCTTTGTCTTCTGCAAATTCAGAAATTTCTTTCTTTAATGCATCTGACATCATGTTGTCCATTGCTTCAACAATTTGTGATTTATCATTCTCGTATCTCTGTGCAAACTCTTCTCTAAGTTCTGCTGAGATTTCCTCTCGAGTCTCAGACAGCTTTTTCTCCCAAGCTTCTTGGACTTGTGTCGTAAGCTCTTCACTTAAAACATTTGATCCAAAAATTTCTTTAATGTCTGCCATCTGAATCTCCTTACTTTTTGTTTAACTCACTTATTAGTTTTGTAATTTCTTTGGCCAAATACTTTTCAGCTTCCTTATCAAACAAACTTGCATGACTTAGATTGTGTAATTGTTGGCCACCCCTCATGTTCCATAAGCCTTCATAAATGGCTTTAGGATAGGCATCCGGGGCTGACGGTTGAGCAACAATGTCAACAGTGATGATTTCAAATCCTTGAACTTCACCGCTTTCATTTACGTTACCTGACCCTCTAGAACTTACACCTAGTTTTGCACCGCTATTGAGTAAAGTTTCTATAATCTTACCCATCGGCGTCGGCATTATTTTTAGTTTTCCAATACCATTAGGTCCATCCATCCAAATTTCTTCAATCATGTGTGAGACACGATCTAGATTTACTGTTAAGTTCTCTGGATGATCAGCTTCGCCTAAAACACTGTAACCGCCATCAATACGTGATTTGATGTTGCCTACAGCACTTGTGATTTCACTGACTGGATAAATCCTTTGGTTTTGATTTTTTACGCCACCTTGAATAAAAACACCTTTCATCTTTAGATGTTTATGGTCGTCTTTGCCTTCTGATAAAACTTCAATCTTTGCTTGATCAAAAGTTAATGCTTCATTTAATGGACGAATCATTCTAGGTTCCTCTTTATTCAACAATACTACTTGCCTGAAATTGTAGATTTAGCTTTTGCGTCACCGCCGTCTGCTTTAGCTACAGCTACAGTCGAAGTATTTGGTTCAGTTGTAGCACCCATGTCAGCTACTTTCGGTGCAGGTCTGCCTGCTTCGTCTTTACCGCCTTTAGCTATGTTTGATGCTGTACCACCCATATCGTTTTTAGACGCTACTGGTGATTTTGATTTTTCTGATCCATTTTTGTTAACTGTTTTAACTGGTGTCAATGATGCTTCTTCAATAGCTTCTTCTTTAGACTCTTCAGTTGCTTCAAATTCAACAGTTTCTTCTGCTGGCATTTCTACTTCCATTTCGTCCTCAGCTGGAGCTTCTTCTTCTGATTCTGCTTCTGCTTCGTCACCGGCCATAATTTTTTCGAATTTATCTTTCAGCTCTTCTAATGCATCTTCTAAATCGTCTACTTTGTCTTCAACGTTTTCGTGATCATGATCGTCGGCTTCGCCGTCTTCATCACCATCGTCTTCGTTAGTTTCTTCGTATTCGATCTCATCTGCGTTGTCTTCAGCTTCTTGTTTTAATTCGTTTTTAAGATCTTGTTCAGCGTCGCCTGTTTCGCCGCCTACTGTTTCCTCAACAGCATCATCTTTTGATTCTGTTGTTGATTCTTCTTCTTTTGATTCTTCTACTGCGTCTTCTGAATCAGTTGCTTCTTCTACTTTATCTTCTGTAGTTTCTTCAACTTTTTCATCTGCTGTAGAGTCTTCGTTTACAAGCTCTTCATGAATTGATCTAGCTTTTTCAACAATGGCGTCGTGCAACATAGCTTCTGCTTTGTCTTGCTCGCCATTCACTAGAAATTCTAAAACTTGCTCTAGTTTTGAACTCATTTCTGACATATCGATATCTCCTTATAAATTAGCACGTACTACTATTTTAATTGCTTGTATTTAACACAAATAGAAAGTTTCTTCTCTCAAACGGTGGGATATTGCTGTTTTTTTAAAAAAAACGACAATATTAGCTGAATAAAAGATCTTTTAGTTCTTAAACAGCTTGGTTAACATTATACATACGTGATACAAATTCAGCATTTTCTTGCTGATCTTGTAGACGTATTTCTCTTACTTTTCTCAACTTGTTTAGATGTTTTAAAGTAAGTCTGGTTTTTCTCGCTGATCCTATTTGAGCCGAAGAGTATTTGTCTTCTTCTGGAAAATAGTTTTCTTTTAGTTCTTTTATACGCATGATAATATTATTT